GTGCAGTACTGTCTGTAGTGTCAATGAACTTGAGTTCGTCCGAGTAGTGGTAATCCGCACCAATCTTCTCGGCATACCTTTCGAAAGAGTTTTTAGATACCTGTGCTACATCTTTGTATAACTGAGATCTATTATGCCCATTAATTTCACCACGATCATCGACTTCTGGTGTAACTACCATGTATTGAAATATCGCATTTTTCATTATATTCTCCATTTGTAGGTTTCCCGACTTTCTTGATTCGGGTTCCCTTGTTCATCTCATAATACGATTTATGTCGATTACGTTTCTTATTTGAATTGTCATGACGTGCGTACTTAGACACAGTCCTGTCCTCATTTTAAAAATGTTTGTTCAGTGTTTCCAGTTTATCTTCGTACTCAGCAATCTTACCAAGTTCCTGTTCGAAGTGCTCCATAACATCTGGGTGTTCTGCAACACCAACTTGATTATATAGCATGATCTCTAAGTTTACTTTATGGAGTTCGATCTTACCCTCCAAAGACTTCCTTGTCGCCTCTATGATCCTTTCATTTAAACTACGAGACATTTTCTAACCTCACCATTAATCGTTCTGCACGATTCGTTACTTGCTTGTGCCAACGTGAATCACGTCCTTCGACTGCGGCGGTTTTCCAATCACCGTCAATCAATGCACTGTTCATCTTCTTGAACTTACTCAAACGAGTACGTCCCATATTGAACATCATGTTAACCAAGATCTGCTGTACTTCGTCTGGAAATGCTTCAAATGTCCCTGTTTCGTATAGAGCACAACATTCAAGGATTGAGGTTTGGAGATCTTTTTCGAACACTTCCCAAACTCTATCTTCCGTAACTTCGAATCCAACTTCTTTCCCATGCTCTGGGTCTGAAGGGATAACCAAGTGCCCAACCCCAAAGGTTGGTAAACCGAGGTGATCGTGGTACACTTCATACTTGACTCCTTCGTCAATTTTTAATTGTTCAAATACTGCTTCTTTATTCATATAATGTTTCTCCTTACTAATTCATTATTTATCTTTTGACGTTTCTTAGGTGCTAAATGTGCACCTTCAAGTGCTTTCTGCAACTCTTCAGTCGGTGTTGACTTCATATAGAAGTGCTGTACTGTCTTCTTATTCGAACCCTTTGCTCGAATCGTCTGACTCTCTTTAAATTTAACTGGCATATTTTTCTCCTATCATGTCCTTGGTCATTATGTAATCACGAACAAAGTCGGATCGAACAATATCTGCCCAAGTGAATTCCACTGTGGTGAAGTTCTTCATCAGTTCGAGAATGCCCATGAATTTCATGATACCTCGTTTGTCTCCTTCTTTGACAAAGTCTGATTGATAATAATCTCCACAGAATATTATTTTACAGTTATGACCTACACGAGTTATGATTGAATCCAACTCATGGAATGTCAAGTTCTGCATCTCATCTACAATAACCACAGCATCGTTGATAGTAGTACCACGAATGTGACTTGTAGATATAAACTGTATCTGACCTGTCTCACTTAGTTTAGAGTATGCTTCCTTGTCTTCGAACAACTCTGTGCATATAGAGACGTATGGTGCAGTGTATGCTTCCAACTTCTCTTCCAGTGAGCCTGGCAGAAATCCTATCTCCCTTGTAGGTACAATTGACCTACAAATAACAACTGATTCCATGTTGTTACTTTTATCAAGTACTTCTTCCAATGCGAGATAGAGTGCACTGAAGGTTTTACCTGTACCTGCGGATCCAGATAACACTAAGTGTGATCCAGATTTGTATGCTTCGAATACTACTTCTTGACCTTGAGTCATAGGATCCACGGTCACAAGATTACCCGCATCTAATTTGCGAGGTTTTACTGGGTTTACTTTACGCATAGATTAAGTCTTAATAGTGTTGTCTTTACCAGAATTTGCTTTAATTCGTTTCAGATGGTCATTCCAATCTGATCCCGCAAGTTGTCGTGCACTCTTGTGCCCCGAAGTTAACGCAGGTGCTTTTGTATACACTCTGGTCATATTCGGATTATCTTTAATGTACTGATCGTACTCTGAGATTTTAAGCATCACATCGTGCACTTCATTGGTCTCATTATCTTTAAATTCATATATAGGCATAATTTATTTTCCGTTCCATACGACATCCCTCCGAAGAGGGATGAAGAGATATGGTCACCTTCCTTATTGAGTCATTTGTTGTTCAACAATGGTTTGATTTAAGTAGACCTGCTTCTTTGCTAATTTATAAGCAAGGTCTGTTTTTCCTTTCTTTTGCATTCGCCGGATATAGAAATCTAATTCCTTGCTATCCTGCTTCAACCGTTCCAATTGTTTTTCTGACATCAACACCTCTCTTTGTTAGTGGGTTTATTTAAGGGTTAAGGATCATATAGTTTTACGTCACTATTAGGGTGGGGAAAATCTCCTCTGTTAGTTTTTTGGTTAAGAATTTCACTGGTGGTTCTTTATTCACCATGGACAAAACAATGACCGCATCTTGGGGATGAATACTCTCCAAGAGACGGATGAATATGTTCTCACGTTTATACTGTGGGATATCCGCACCACCTTTCACAAAGTATCCAAATTCCTTATGCTTCTTCAGCAGTGAACTTGGAGTGGACTCTGGAATGTTTGGTTTGTACGGGGGTTTTCCTTCGGGTAAAAGGAATTCAAGAGAGTCATCGAACGTGCCTCTCAAGATGTCTTTAAGTGCGGGTACGTTTTGGTATTTAAGCAATACCTCTTTCCGACCTGCTTTATTCTTCTGTTTTTCGAACTCTTCTAAAATCTCGAAGACCTCTGGTTGCTTGGGTTCATAATTCATAATTTATTATTCCTTCTACTCTATTATATAGGGTTATTAAGTTCTTGATACGAGTACTTATATCAAAAATAATGTAAAAAAATCCCCTCCGAAGAGGGGACGAAAGGGGGATTATTCACTTAGGAATCATTACCAATCTTCGGGTTTTTCCCCCGAAAGTTTAAGCAGCGGCAAACAATTCTGTTGCCTTCTGCTTGTAATTCTCGACTACATCACTGAAGTCTTTTGTCTCACCAGTACAAACGTAAGGTTTGTTGTAAGAACCAACGTTGATATCAACGTAGTGACTTCTGTGGAAGTAATCAGTCATTGGATCATCTTCACAGTAGAAGTCTTCACCTTCCATTGCAGACTTGAGTTCTTCAAGGAACTTAACAACAGTCGGGTTAGAACCGTAGTTGTCTTCGATCCAGTAAGTGTTAACGTCAACATAGTTGTCTTGCAATCTATTAGCAAGTGACTGACAATCATAAGGATTGCACTGAGTGTCGTAATGTCTGCTATTCACCATGCTTTCATTCTTCGCACCGATGATATCAAGAGCACCCTCTTTGATGTTACACACCAAACTTGAATGGTGTCTGACTGCTAAAGTACCTTTCATGCCGTACTTCTTGAGGACTGCTTTGATTGCAGGGGTTAATTTCTTCTTATCTTCTTGTGATACATATGCCATAATTTAATTCTCTCTCAATTTGTTGCGGGTTAATTCCCAATCAACGTACCTATTATCTCATAGGTAGATGCATTTGTCAAGCGTTTTCTTGAAATAAATGCAAGTTTTTTTAGAAATAAGGGTTCTCCAGTTCGATCTTGCTACTACCCAGAGTACCGAATGGTTGCTCTGCAATAGACTCAATTGCACACTGGTTGTCGTATTTCTCTCTCTGAGAGTGGCACAGTGCTATTGCCTTTCTCTCTGCGTCCCTTGGACTGTCTGCGTACACATAGTACGATACTGTTGCTACATATCTATTTTCTTTCATTACTTCACCCATATGTGGTTATACTTGCTTGGTAGGTTGTCACATGACCAATCAGTATCACCGTAGTTAATTACCTCTACACACTCCTTGGTAGAGTTCGATACCAGTACGTCTGGCATATCTAAAATTGTTCCCACCGATAGGTATCCAAGAATTACGACTAATATTCCAACTGCACCCAATAATATATCATTTAATTTCATGTGGTCTTACTCCAAAAATCTTAGTTAGTTCTTGCATCTCTTTCTCGGTAGGTTTGAAATGCGGGTTAAGGAAGTACTCCATAAGAAGACTTCCTTTTTTGTATCCCTTTGCCATTATCCTTCCACCCTATCGTGAATGGCAACGGCACCGTAGAACGTACCACCAAGTAGTTTGTCACAAAGTCTTGAGAACCTTGAGTCACTTGTTCCTGCGTAGTTTCCACCGAACATAGTCCACTTGTCTTTCTTAGACACTGGAATCAATCTGAGGATCTTCCTTCCACCGATTGGTTCTGCCATCACTAACTCTGCGGCGGGGTACTCCTCGCACGGTTCGAACGGCCCTTCTGCGTTTACCACAGTGAAACCTTTTGCATAACTTGACTCACCACCTGCGGTGCAGTCCATGTTATCGAAGAACGGATCACCATACGGTGCCTGTCTATATGTACTTACATGAATTCCCATAATATAACTCCTGCCTACTGGCAATCAAATGCGACTACAAAGTAGTCTGTTAACTCGTTGGCAACCGCAAACTCTTCTGCTTCTGCCTTCGTCTCAAAAATCTCTTCTCTCAATTCTCCACTCTCTTGAATGTAGAACACCAAATCTTCCATCATTTCCTCCTAATTAAAAACCTATTATAACTTGTTTTGATAACAATGTCAAGCGTTTTCTCAAACTAATTTGCATAATTTTATGAAACACGCATCCATCTCCTGTGTCCAGACCTCGAACGGAGACCTCATCACAGTGTTTGACATTCCTCCAACCTTATCCACAACATGGGCAAGGAAGTAAGGATCTGCACTTTTTACTACTAATTCATCACCCGAATACAGTTCCAACTCCATATGGTCGGCAGTAACGTAAGTAATCATTCTGGAAACCTCACTGGTCGATAGTTAGTTAGATCCCAGAAGTGGTCTGGGAGAATAGAGAATGTTCCTAATGGAGCAATGAAACTTACTCCGTCTTTGAAAGAAACATACGTTAGTCTTTCTAAATCCATAATATAACCTATTTAAGTAGTTCAACAACAAAAGGGAATAGCATTAAAAGCATTCCAGTCACAAAGTCTTTATCCATCATCCAAGTCATAATCACTCCTTTTTCTCAATCTTACATATACATTATACTTGTTTTGAGAACAAATGTCAAGCGTTATCTTTACTTATTTTCACTCATATGGAGAAATTCCGTACACTTAGAACACTTGCCACATGCTCGTTTTGATGAATGTACACAAGAATGTACATGTTTCTGAAGGTGTTTGGGGATAGAATCCCACTGCTCTTTCTTAGTCATATGACCAAGAGGTGAGGATATCTTAGTTGGGATATTGATCAGATTCAATACACGTTCCATTGATCTATGATGTTCTTCTGCGTAGGGCATCTGTTTATCATTTGATGAGTTAAACCCATAATAGATCTTATGAATGTGGGGGTTATTAATATTCACCATCTGCATGATGTTGCACCATGTAAAAAAGAATGGTGGGTGTATACCAAGATCATAGTAATGATCCAATAGTTTTTGTTTATCGGTTAGGGGGTGTTCGTTATGAAACTCGATATATCTTGTATCCACATCAAGTTTAGATGATATGATATCAACTGCTTCTACTTGTTGTTGCCAATGTGACACAACATCCACGTGTATTGCTAATGGTTTCATACCCTGCTCTACAACATGACATAACAATGCAGTGGACTCTACTCCACCAGAGAATGCAACTATGCAGTCGTGGTTCACGGAAATATTGCTCGTTCCCATTTCTTCTTGGGTAGATGTTTTGAGTGGATCTTACAACCTATGAATTCGTTGTAGTAATCTTCACGTAACAGAACGTCACGTAGGAATTGTTCCTTTGCTTCAAGGTAAGAACATTCACCTTTTGTTTCACACAAGTGTAGGATCTCACGGTAGTATGTTTCTCCACCCTTCTTCTCTACAAGTGTCTTCAGATGCTCTGAGGATCCGTAGTAGTCCTTCCAGTCACTTTCCTTAACTACTGTGCGTTTCCTTGACTTACCTTTCAATGGTGGGAGTCTACGTTTGCTCCAGAAGAATTTCTTACCGATATACTTCTTACCAGTATCACGCTCTGTAATAAGATAGACGAACCCGACATACTTGCCGAGTTCGTCTTCTGTTGGTTCGAATATTAAATTATCTTTATGCCAAGTCATACCTTTATATAGGTATTACTCAACTCCTTCAATAAACTCTGGTTCTGCATCTTCTCCGCACATAGGACAGTGCTGTGGGTGATCATTGTCATACAATACTTCTACGACAGTTGTAATATCACATATACCACATTCTATCTCATATTTTCCACTCACGCCGCACATCCTTGTCCATCAAGACCACATACCTCTGGTTGAGGGCCGACCTCTTCCCATCCCCATTCACCTTCCATTCCATTCACGGAATACTCAGTGACTCGTTTCTCAAAGAAGTTATCGTGTGATGCACCATTCAGTACCCAGTCCAACCACGGTAGTGGATTGTCCTTCACACCAAACTTAGGTTTCATACCCAGTTGTAATAGTCTACGATCTGCAATGTGTCGGATGTATTGCTTAACATCTTCTTCGGTTAGACCTTCGATGGTACCAGACTTGTATGCGAGTTTGATGAATCGGTCTTCTAACTTAACAGCATTCTTTGCCATCTCATAGATCTTAGACTTTAACTCATCGTTTACAATACGTGGATGTTCTTCACAGAACTCACGGAATAGTTTCGCATTACCTTGTACGTGCATTGTCTCATCACGGATAGACCATTCTACGATTGTTCCCATACCTTTCATCTTACCGAAACGTTGGAAGTTCAATAGCATCACAAACGATGCGAACAATGACATACCCTCATTGAATACAGACTGTGCCAGTACAAGTGCAAGACCAGTGTGAGAGTTGATGTCACCCTCTTTCATAAAGTCAATCTTGTCTGCCATCTCTTTATATTCAAGAAAGGCATGATGCTCTTCATCTGGTAATCCCAGAGTATCATTCAATAGTGCGTATGCACGTTGGTGTACTCCTTCACGATTAGCAAATGATGATAGCATGTTACGGATCTCGTTGTTCTTAAACTTCGGGATCAGTAGTTCATGGTAGTTCTCCCCTACCTGTACGTCTGACTGTGTAAACAATCTCAGTACTTGAGTAACAAATTCCTTTTCTTCTTCTGATAATTTAGTTCTCCAGTCTTGGATATCTTCCGAGAGTTCTGCCTCATCTTCTACCCAGTGGATCTCTTCATGCTTCTTTACCAATTCCACTGCCCAAGGGTAGAGGAAAGGTTTATATGTTTTACTAAAATCTAATAGTGCCATTTGTTATCCTTCGCAAGCTCTGCATTCTTCTGAATCATCTTCGAATGGTGTTTCGAGATGCTTCATTAGTTCTTCGTATCCACCAATATACTTACCACCAATGTATATTTGAGGGACGGTTTTTACTTTTCTTCCTGTCACTTCGGCAGCGGTTTTACCAATGTCTGCAAGATCTATCTTATCGTATGGTATTCCTCTCAACTTCAGTTCTTCCATTGCCATGGAACAGAACGGGCAATTCTTTTTGGAGTACACGATGCTTCGTGTATCCTCTTGGAGTGCGACACGTTCTACTTTTTCTGAGACGTTTTCCGCACGAGACTTTGCTTCTGTGCGTAGATAATATAAACCCTTGAGACCTTCATTCCATGCTTTGATGTGTACCTTATTCACATAAGATTTATCTGCACCTGCGGGGAAGAATATATTCACACTCTGTCCTTGACAGATAAAAGGTTGTCGATCTCCTGCGTGTTGTATCACCCAGTTTTGATCTAATTCCTGTGCTGTTTTATATATACTTTTTTCACCTTCTGTAAGGAACGGAAGGTGCTGAACACTACCTTTATTTGTAATAATTGATGACCAGTTGGACTCATTGTTCTCACCCTTTGCATCGAGTAATCTTGATAGATACTTGTTCTTAACCAAGAAGGATCCTGCACGTGTACGATGTGTATATGCATTTGCCTTTAATGGTTCAATGGATGGAGACGTTGATAGTATTACACCAGACGAAGCATTTGGGGCAATAGCAAGTAAGTGGGAGTTTCTACGTCCAGACATGTCTCCGTCTGGATAAGACCCACGTTCTTCTGCCAACAATTCAGTTTCTGCAACTGCTTCAGATTTAATTCTGGAGAACACAACACGGTTAATTTCCCGTGCCGTTTCACTTTCCCATGCGACTCCATGGTGTTGTAGCAAAGAATGGAATCCCATTGCTCCAAGTCCGATAGACCTCTCTCTGTACGCAGAGAACTTAGCACGTTCGATTGAGTCGGGTGCGTGTTCAATAAAATATTCAAGGACGTTATCCAACATACGAATAAGATCCCGAACGATAGTAGTGTCTTTCCAATCATCATAATACTCCAAGTTTAAAGACGAAAGACAACATACTGCGGTTCTGTCTTCGGATGTAGGTAAATGTATCTCATTGCATAAGTTACTACCATTGATCTTTAGTCCAAGATCTTTTAATGGTTCTGGTAGATACTTATTTGCAGTATCAATGAAGTTTAAGTATGGTTCACCTGTACGGAATCTTGTTTCTAAAATACGTTCCCACAACTTACGAGCATTGACACTTTCTTTCACTGCTTGATCTTTGGGATCACGCAAATCAAAATCACTGTTATCCATAACAGCATTCATAAACTCATCGGTGATGTTAATCGCATTATGTAGATTCAATGCCTTACGTTGTACGTCACCTGTAGGTATACGCATGTTTAGAAATTCAATGATGTCTGGATGACTTACATCCATATAGGCGGCATAGGATCCTTTACGAGTCTTACCCTGTCGGTATGCAATCATATCAGCATCTACTGTGTGAATGAATGGCATAGGGCCTGGTGCAATATCTGATACCGTACGTACGTCACTCCAGTGACCACCAACACCACCACCGAACACAGATAACCATCTCAACTCACTACTATGCGATATGAGACCTTCTAAGGTGTCTGGTACGTAGGTTAGGAAACAAGAGATAGGTAAACCCTTACCTTTCTTAGTTCCATTTGGTGCGTTTGATAAAACAGGGGATGCGAACATGAACCACTTGTTGCTTACATATGAGTATAATCTCTCTGCGAGATCTTCATCTAATTCACCCTTGTATGTACTCCATGCTGTACTTGCTCTTGCATATGCTTCTTGAGGACTATTCTCATTCTCATTCAAATAAAAGTCCTTCAACATTCCAATTGCATAATCTGCTAATAACTTATCTTTTTTCTTATCTATTTTCATTCAATCCCTTCCACTGCTGTATTCGTAAAATGGTTCATCTTGCGAGAACTCGTAATCTTCTATTATATATTGTTTCCCCTTGTCAATGAATTCACCAACCATCGTCCACAACCTTGCATCCTGCTCTTCTTCGGTTAACAACTCTTCCCATAAGAAATGGTTCATTAGAGATGCTTCCCTGTTCTGGATTATAAATCTTTCGGGGTAGAGGTATTTATCATCGGAACCATCTAAAGGTACGAAGATAATTTTATTTTTTGGTGTTTCTTTCGAGAGTTTTTGAACCCATTCGGGTGTTTGGTCACCGTACCATATACACACTACATGATCCATGTAGGTGCAACAATAGTCTTCTTTCATAATATAATCCTTGATTTGTTTAAGACATTATAACAAACTCAGATGCGTTTGTCAAGCAAAACCTATAGAAACTCCACATCCACAGGTTGCTGTCTCTTTGGGGTTGACTATCTTGAAGAACTCGTTGATTCCTTCTTTGGTATAGTCTAATGTTGCTTCTTCTAAGAACGGTTGCGAGTCTATATCCACAACCACTTTGAATTGCCCATAGTCAGTAATCTTATCACTGTTGGCAATTTCTGTTGCATACTCTATATAGTATTCGTATCCAACACATCCTCCACCAGTAACACCCACTCTAATGAACTGAGGATTCTCACCACCTGTTCTTTTGGTGGCATGGACTATAGCAGTATCAGTCAGTTCCATCTTTTTTATCCGCATCTAAGATAGGATGAACGTAACCGTCTTCTTGCTTTGTCTCATAGTCTACCATTGCTTGTCTGATAGCATCTTCTGCTAATACAGAACAGTGTAGTTTGATAGGGGGTAGATCTAATACCTCTGCGATGTCTTTGTCTTTGATGAGTTTTGCTTCTTCGACAGTCTTACCCATCATCATGTCTACGAACAATGACGAAGATGCAATTGCACTTCCGCACCCATAGGTCTTGAACTTGACATCAATGATTTTGTCATCATCATCAAGTAGTAATTGTAATTGCATTACATCACCACATGCGGGGGCACCTGCGAGTCCTGTCGCAACCTTGGGATCATTTCGGTCTAATCTACCTACCGAATGCTTCTGAGGATTAGCAACAACTGCTTCAAATCTATCGATGACTTTCTGTGAGTAAGGCATTACGTTTGTTTCGCAATAAAACGTTTGAGTACGTCTAACTGATCTTTACGTTTGTTCTTTTTGTCATACTTCTTACGCATGACCACGGTCTGATTATCATCACCCGTTCCTACTACGGATCCAGTAGATGTCATTTCCTCGTCTACGTCTTTTGGTTTGTCGTGAGTATATCCCAGTTTCTTCATGCGTTCATGGTCTGCGGGTTTCAGTGCTTTGTAACCTTTGCCCGTCTTAGGGTCATACATCATATGAGGTTGGAATCCAACTCCTTTCCATCCTTTATATTCTTTAAACCGTAACATCGTCATACCTCTCTAAAACTA